AAACCTCGGTAGTTACGGTATGCTTGTACCCAACGTGTCTCTTCGGTCTCACGAGCAGTAGAAGCTTTAGAATAATGCTCTCGTACAAATCCAACTACAGTACCTGCATTAGGATCGGAGTATTCATCTTCGCCCACATCTTCTACAGCATTAGACTCCACTGAATCCATAGCCATTTCATTTTCAAAGAAATCATCTTCTTCCATTATATTTCCTTAGTAACCAAAGGTTGGGTCGCTTGCTTGAAAGCCTGAGTTAGATGCAGGATTGTAATCAAACAAACTACTCCTAGGCCTTGTCATAACTCCATATCGTAAGGCGTCATATAGGTGATCTTCAGCGTGTGTATCTACATCTTCTGGATTCTTTTTATCCAGTGGTAAAGCTGGTAGCTGAGAAATAATATTAGAGCAGCTATTAAAGAATACTAATCTAGGTTCTTCAGTCCACTCATCTACTTGTAACCTTCTGTGTAGTTCGTTCTTACCTGCTACACGAGAGCCTTTAGATCTATCTGCAGGTCTCCAGTGACACCCACGCATGATCATTTGTTCTGCTAGAGAAGGGCCAGTATCCCCACGCTTGTGCCACAAACTACTGTCAAGTACACCATAACGTATTTTCTCTTCTGATTCAACCTCTAATATCATATCCGCTAAATCAGTAGCAATAACTTTAGATACATACATCTCCCTGTAAACAATCAGTTGCTCATTAGGAGCTACTGCAATCCATACAACCCCTGTGTAAGACCCGTAACCATAGTCACATGCACGAAACTTAGCCCAGTTATCAGGTATATCAAAAGGTTCTACTACGTGTATATGCCTATTAAACTCTGAGAAGGCTGCACCTTCGTTAATATCCCAGTCACCCTCTAGTAACTGCCTACGTTGGTGCTCAGGTAACGACAGAAGGTTAGCTTCGTACATACCATCTTCAGCTAGATAGGGATTATCAAACAAAGTAGCAGGGATAAACCTACGTCTAAAGAGTGGTTCGCCTTCTCTTGTGTGACCCTTGGGCCAAGTGATAGTTTCCCCTGTTTCCCTGTCAGTAGCCCAGAAAGCAGTGTCAGGTACGTCAGGATCAATAAAAGTCTTCTTAACCCACTGGTGGCCTGGACCTCCTGGGTTACTTGTAGCCCTCATGTGGAGGGGTAACCCTGAATCTTTAGTAGTACGTAGCCTTGAGCGCATGTAATCCCAAGGATAAGGCGTAGGCCACTGCGTCATCTCGTCAAAGCCTATCCAATTAAAGGCCTGCCCCTGATACCGCATCACATCATCGTCTCTATCTAGGTAGGACATCCACAAAGTAGCACCTGAGGGTGCAACCCATGTCTTATCCCGTTCCATAAACTTAATCCCAGGTATTGCCTTGGGATAAAGGAGCTTAGAAACAGATATAAGCTCTCTTAACTCCTCTGTACTTCTACGTACCAGCAACATGGTGGCATGTGGGTTGTTTAACCAGCGTACAGGGTCTGCAATCATGGCGTATGACTTACCACCCCCAGCTGATCCACCGTATAGTACCTCTTGTTCAGTTGAAGCTAAGAAATCTGTCTGTGGACCTGGGTTAGGTTCAAAGATAATCTCTCTTATTGCTTTTTCTACTTCAAACTCAGGCGGCTTGACCTGTGCTGGCACTGTTATCTTTTCTAACTCTTGCACCGATACGTTGGTTTTCGAGCTTTTCGGCTTTCTCTGCGGCTTCTTTATACTTTTCTGCATAGAAGCGTTGGATTGAAGCTTCTTTTTTACGTTTTTGCTCAAGTTTAACCCTCTGCATTAGACCCACATGAGAGATGTAGCGGCCTGAGGTAGTAGTTAACCAATTAGAAACCTCACGGAGACTGTATTGCTTAAGATACTTCTTAGCTTGCTCGAATAATTCTAACTCTTCTGGGATTGGTAACAGTATATCAGAGTCTTCGGGGTCTTGTCTATAGCCAAATGGTATAACCCTACCAACTCTTACTACTGAAAGCCATTCATATTCTCCCTCTACCTCATTTGGTTGGGGAAGTTGCCAAGTTTTTTTAATCTTCATTTGATTTAGGCGGCAGTATAAACAAAGGACTCTCTGCTTTAACTTCTATTTTATCTGTTTTAACAAACCCAGCTCTGTCTAAGAAATCTTTAGCAGCTGCCATCTTTTCTTTGTTGCCTAGATCAGTTGGGTTATTCATAATCTGCATCATTGAATATGCAGCTTTACTTCCAGATGCTGCAATAAATTTTTTAGTAAGATCTGCAATTTGTTCTTGTAAGACTGAAGTAATACTAGTGGACGAAACATTATCAGAATACCCTGCAAGTTTTTTAGCCCTTACAGGATCACCCTGTGCAGACTCAAAAAGTACATCCAGAAATAACTGTTGTTTTTCCGTAAGATTTTTCATGAACACTCACATTTATTACAGGGGCAATCCCTATTAAGCACTGCACGTAGAATACGTTTAAAATATTTCCTCATGTTTTTTTCCTATACGGTTTTACTTTAGCTGCAATCTTTTTAGGTTGAGCTACAAATTGTTTACCTGCAGCTTTGCCTTTTCGTTTAGCTTTTGTTGTAGCAGCATACTCAGAAGAGCTTAAAGACTTAATAGCTTTCTTAGGTAAATATCTTTCACCTGTAGCCTTTGGACCTTGTGTCGATGGCTTACCACTTTTGGTAGTCCACTTTTGTTTACCCCAATCCTTTAGACTCTTCTGAGATTTTTTTAAGGTCATTAGGCTTTCTTAATTCCTGTATTAAGAGTACCACTGCTCTTTACCATACCACCAACATTGTAAGTCATTACCTTACCACCAGCAGCATAACCTTTCTTTTTCATACCACCTTTAGCATAACCTTTTTTCTTCATCATGGCTCCACCTTTAGCCATACCTTTTTTCTTTGCCATGCCACCTTTGTTCATCTTACCTTTGCCATCCATAGCATAGGCAGGAACCATTTCACCTGCAGGGTTCTTCTTCATGGGCAATGCACCACCAGCTGCATAACCTTTTTTCTTCATAGCTCCACCTTTAGCCATGCCTTTTTTCTTCATGGCTCCGCCTTTAGCCATTCCTTTTTTCTTCATCTTCATTTTTCTGTCTCCTGATAAAGATTGTTAAAAACTCTTTGGGTATCCCAAACATAATCTACGTCTTCTTTAGAATTAAACGTATGCTGATTTGGTCTAAAGTCAGGAGCACCTTCTCCTGTTTCAAACCAAGCAGGGTGAGTAACCCTTACCCTGTTGTTAGGTAACGCAACCATGTTACCTGTGTATTCCCCTGCATCTAACAGTTCCAGTACGTGAGACTGCTTGTGTTGTGCAGGGTCATCTGCCACTTCATTATCTGTATAGTCTACAGTGAAGTAGTACTTAGCAGGGTAAAACTCCCCATCTACTTTTGCTATCCAAGGCGCTGGGCTTGCTCGTTCTATCTTATAGACTGAGTGTGTGTGCGACATACAATCCCAAGGTTGCGCCAGATAGGGAGGTAACTCTTCAGGCCATTCTTCATAGCGTGTGTCTGCTACCAAAGCTGTTAAAGGCATCCTAGCCCACATTGCTCCACCGTGAACATTAGGGTCATCTTCTTCATCAGACTCGCATCCAGTAAAGATTACTTGGAAGCTGAGTGTTCTATTTGGCATTGTAGTGACGGCTACTACCAAACAGTGTAGAAACTCTCCGTGATACTCTTCCATATTCTTAGTGTATTCACGTCGTACCCACGCTTTAAAGTGTGGTATATTGCTCTGGAGGTAGGGCATTAAGCATTATCCTTCTGCTTTTTTAACTGCAGCTTTGCTTGTTTTGCAAGCCTAACTATCTCAGTCTTACCCATTACCTTAGCACGTTGCTCTAATACTGTCAATATTTGAATCTTACGAGCATAAGGCTTGTTTATTCTTTTTACCTTTGCAATAGTTTCTTTAGCATCTTTTATTGTAGCAAATTTTATAGACACAGTATCTTTAGGATTCTCATCCGTATAGAGTCTTCTGCCAGAACCCTTAGGTTTTTTACCTGTACCTACCTTAGGATCTTTTTTCTTTGCCATAGTTATTTAACTTTTTTACCTGTCATGCCTTTTAAAACTTTAGCTTGACCTGCGTGTAGCTTAGAGGCTTTATTTAAACCTTTAATAACTTTTTTAACTTTTCTTTTATTCTGATTATTTAGTGCCATTATTTATAACCTCCACCAGATGCTTTATAAGCTTTTGCAACCATTTGTGCTTTACGTGCAGACCATTGACCTGGAGCACCACCTTTGCCAGCAGCTTTTATTCTATT